TGGGACAGAACCATATGACCTGTTAGTCCACCATTTACATGCTTTCTCACGCGGATATCCACCATGCTCTAAACAAATCCATTCTCGATGGCGCGATAGTCCGGTTTGATACGTCACAAGCAAAGACCTTGGTTTACCCGGCTTCTCATGCAGCGAATACATGACATTAGAAACCTTGAGCCATTCCATTTGAATCTGAGAAGACAGCAATGCGCTGGTTGATGCCTTGGTGTCTAACTCTGGTTTTGGCGCGGGGAATACATAACCACAGTTTCTGCAAACAGCGACCCCGGCAAAACAAATCATTTGGCACTCTGGGCAAGTCTTGGTCGGAGCTTGCCCTTCTCCTGGTTTCCCAGGCTTTTTGACCATAGTGTGAACCATGTCCACCGGGCCAAGGCGCTTGGTGTTACCGGCGAAGTCTAAGACAAGGCAATCCTCCTTGCCTGTCGCAAGCCGAGTCCCGCGACCCAACATCTGAACGTAGAGATTAAGACTTTTTGTGGGACGAAGCATTGCAATCAAATCAATCCCAGGAGCATCAAAGCCTACGGTCAGCACGTTCATATTAGTGACGCAACGAACGCGCCCAGCTTTGAAGTCTTGCAACGTGCGATCTCTTTGCGCGGCTGGCGTATCGCCGCAAACAAGATCACAAGTAATGTCTTTTTCTCGCATGATGTCTCTGATGTGTTCAGCGTGGCGCACACCAGAACAGAACACCAGCCATGACCCGCGATCCTGGCCTTGCGATATGATTTCGTCTACTGCGCTGCGGTTTACTGGATCAAGATCAACCGCGTCTTCTAGTTCAGACTGGATAAATTCTCCACCCCTTGTATGCACGTTGGATACATTAAGATTTGTCTCGGTTTGTTTCGGAATTAGAGGAACTAGATAACCCTCATCAATCATCTTTAGCAGCGGTATGTCATAAGCAACATCTGTAAACAAAGCATCGTCGCCGTCTGTCAACATGCCTTGATCCAGGCGATATGGCGTGGCGGTGAAACCAACAATTTTCAAATATGGATTGATAGTTTTAAGATCGGAAAGAAAACGGCGATACATGCCAGATGCGGACTTGTTCAAAAGGTGTGCTTCGTCAATTAACACTAGTTCGCATTTTTGAACCTCATAAGCGCGTTTATAGATAGACTGAATACCGGCAAAAATAATCTGTGACTGCAAATCGCGACTGCCTAAGCCCGCGCTGCATATGCCAGCAGGAGCATCGTTCCACGCAGAAATCAAAGCATTAAAATTCTGCTGGATCAGTTCTTTCACATGCGTCAAGACAATCACACGGGTGTCGGGCCAATTAAAAATGGCTTCGCGTAGGAAGTTGGCGATGATGAGCGATTTTCCCCCGCCCGTGGGGACGACAATCAACGGATTGCCGTTGTTCTCAGAAAAATATTTGTAGATCGCGTCAACCGCGTCTCGCTGATATGGCCTAAGCTCCATGACACTTCACCTGATACTTGCACCACTTGCAGACAAACCAATTTGGATCATTTGAAACGCGAGCAAGAGGTGCGCGGGCTTCAAAAATGCGTCTGGCTTTGTCTTTTAGTGCTTCAAAATCTTCTTTATTAAATTCGGTACGCACGGCATCCCATTCTCTTCCGCCGGGAGTACAAACCGTCAGCCAGTGGCGGGACAGCTCCGCGTATCCCATGTAGCACTGGGCTTGCGCGTAATAGACTTCATCCCATTCTTTGAGTGTTTGCTTTTCACCGCGCTCACACTTCAGCTTTTTAAGTTTTGCAAATTTAGTGTCGTTGACGCATTTGCCTTCCCAAACGTGCCATGTTTTAGGTGCTTGAATTAAGCCAAGAACAACGCCGTCCATATGCCCCTTAAACTTGTTGTCAAAGTCTGCGTGGGCAAATTGGTTGCCCGTTTGCGGATCAACTGTATGAAGCTCTATGCCCTTCACAAGGCGTATGCGTTCAGCCATCAAATCTTCAGAGCGATGGCCGTCAGCAAATCGCTTCAATGTTGCGGCATTAAAATCTTCCGGCAGAGGATCATGCACCTCATACCAAAGCTTACGCGCACAAGGATCACCAATAGCCGACATGCCAAGATAGTTGCGTCGAGGTTTCGCGTTTTCAATCACTTCCAGGGCGCGATCCGCCGCAGCAAGTGTGGGATCATCCAATATAAATCGGGGAAGTTTGGTCATTTTATCCACACAAAAAAGAAAGGGGCCGGTAGAAGGGAACAACTACCGGCCCCAATTTACGTCAACGCTTCCACGGCGGTGACGCTGCGGCGCTGACGGGAGCCGCAGCCGCAGAACGCGATTTTGGTGCCGCAGCTTCTGGCACCGGCTTGTAAGCCTTCACCTCGTTTTTAGCTTCGCGGTGAACTCCGGTCTTATCAGGACCGGCGGGAACAACCCTCACTATAGCGATCATGCTGCGATTATGAAGGTCTTCAGCATCGTCGGTATTCAGAACGCCAACTGCGCGGCAAATAGACGACAATGTTTGATAGGCGATTTCAACAGCCTTCTCATTTGGGTTCACAAGGTTCAGACGATCAAACAAATGCTGACCTTGATGTGGACCATCCATAATGATCATATCCAACCAAAGAAATTTACCCGCACTGTTCTTTGTATCGCGCATTTCGCTTTGCACAATTGAAACGCGATAGTCGCCCGGTGGGAGAACTTCATACCCTTTGCTAGGTTCGACAGTCGTTGCATCAAATGAAAATCCAAGCTTGGTCATTGCATTAAGCCTTTTTTCCGGTCGGTTTGTTGAAATACGGTATACCAGCAGCAAAATCATCCCAAGTCATCGGGATAGACGGCGGCAAGTTATAACGCTGTTTGGCAAGATACGCGGGGCGCTCTTCCGTATATAAAATGCGATCACCGCCACCTACTGCGCGAGTTGTCTTTTTGCCAAATCCAGCGTCAGATTTTACGGTGCTAACGCGATAGTTGGCAAAAAGAACAGCGTCCATCGCTTCTTGAAGAAGCGCGGAAGCGCCTTTGTGCATCTTAGGTGAGTAGCGATCATAGGCCTCTGTCTCGGGCGATTCAAATCGCTCAATCTTGGCATGAGCAATAAGAATTACGGTCATTGAGCGTTCATCACGCAAAGCGCGAAGGCCGTCAATTAATGTGCGCCAAAGATCGAGCGCGGCAACATATCCACGACCATATCCAGGTGCCTCAATATTAGCCCAATTATTGTCTTTACAAGCTTGGCCCCAGATTATCGGCTCAAGATGATCGGCTGAGTCCAAAACCACCGTCTTATACTCGTTGTCTTCTGTATACAAAGCGCCAATAGCTTGCATGACTTGGTCATAAGTCTTCAAAAGTCCAAAGGTCGGAACGTCGATCATTCCCAGCCCATCTTCTGTTTGAATGAAGATCGGATTGGGAGCCGACGCGGCAAAACTAGTTTTCCCCACGCCGTGTGTGCCGTAGATCATGCAAAGCGGCGGCGACACTGACGCGCCAGATCGAACATTAGCTAATGTGATATTCATTTATCTGCCCTTTCAATTTTAAACGTAGGCTTGCCGGTTCCAACTGTGCGCGAAGCGGCGAACAAGTTGCGGATGGTTTCGGGCCAAGCGTTATATTTGGTTTCAGACACCGAGTATTTGATGCTTACATAATCCTCGACCGGCTCGTTCCAGCTTCGGATTGTATCAATTGCTTTGAGGATTTTTGTCTGATCCCATTCGACATCTTTGGGCAGATCGGCAATGACAACGTGATCGTCAACGGCCAATCTTACCCGCCCCGTATCTTTGCCTTCTTTGGCGCGAATTTCGGCGGCAGGTTTGCTAAACCGTTCGACAAGAGCCGCATGCAACAAGTTGTCGTAAGTTCTGCATTTGGCTTTTAGCTCTGTCATCTCCTCAAGCAGCATCGCAAGTTGATCAACTGGCAGATTCGCAATCTGTGTCGTTGCCAACTCTTGAAGCTGCGCCAGACTGACGCTGTTCTTCAAAGTAGTCTCCTATTGCTAGATTTCCTGGTTAAACTAAGACATCGCCACGCCAGGGTGATGGCGATGAATTACGCTTTACCGGCTCGCGCCGTAGCTCTGTTTTGGATTTTAGTCCGCAGATTTTTCGGGACTAGAATTTTTACCGCCAGCGAAGCCAACTGCCTTTCAAGGCGAATTAGTTCTTTCTGCTCGCTGGTCGTCAGATATTTTTTCCAATTACGCTTTGTCATTACAATCTCATGCAAATCATGTGATGAACCAACGATGTCACATTTTTGCAGAGTCTGTAAAGCCTGTTGTAAGGAATTTTTTAAACGTGTAAATTGGTTAATCAAAACAATGATTAAGACTTGTATTTCCAGGAGATAGTTATGCGATTTGTGTTCACCCTCAACATGCCCAGCTTCAAAAACAATCTGGTTCAGCAGATCATTGGCGACTATCCGGCTGGGTCATTTGAAGCCATGGTGGATGCGCTCAATGAAAAAGAGTTCATCTGCATTGCACAATTTTATCATGTGGTGCATCGCAATGGAGATCGCGAGTGGCAATACAAGGGGCCGATCATCCTCAACACCTTCCATATCGGCAAGGTGCAAGAGTTCGTCGCCAAGGAAGATCAAGACGTTTATTGATTAAGGATTTTCTTGATTGCCGCTTTGTCGGCGTTGCAAAGGTCCAGGGCTTCCTTAAATTCGTCGGCTATCAGCACCAGTGTCTTTTGGGTCCACTCGCCCACGGGCTTCTGAGGCCCCTCACAAGGCGCTAGAAGCTCACCGGGCACCTTTGGCGGGGGCAACTGCACCATCCGCTCCACCACTTCCGGGGCCGACTGGCAAGCCGTCAAGCCAATGGCGAGCAACAGGAGCAAGAGGGCCATCATCAGATGGGGCACCCACAGATATGGCTTGGCGGCGTTGATTGCCGGTTTTGCGTATTGCTGTCTTAGCTTCAGCAGCTTTAGCCGCTTCCTGTAATACTCGTTCATTTTCGGCCCCCAATCTTTTGACTTCTGCCGCATTGGCATTAGCCGTTGCCGTCACATGGGTTATCTCGCCCTCTAGCTTGCCGATTTTCTTCAGTTGGGCCGTTATGTACATAACGCCTAAAGCAATTCCTGCTACTACGCCAATGATGGCGACCAGCCGCCAGGGGATGGCGCTAAATAGCAAAGGCATCAAAGCGGCCCAGAAGCTTTGACGTTGTTCACAACCATATCTGAACTGTAAGGGACGTAAGCCTCTTTACACAGTTGGTTCTGAGCTTCTGAGAAACTGATTTGCATAGGCCCGGTCATGGCGCTGGGAATAGCCGTCCACCAAAACGCCAAAAAATATTTAGTTCCGTCAAACACCAGTTTGCAGGTGTAATCCCCGCAGAGAAAAATCGTTACATATTCAGTCACAGGTCACCTTTGTTTTGGCTTTGTTTTGCGGTTAGTTGCGCCCTTCAACTCTATCTTTGACGCGAGCATATGTTGAATACGCAATAAACCCGATAGCAAGCGCCCCAAACACCCACCAGTAATCTTTAAGGTACGGCAACATCATCACAATCATGTCCGAGTGCTGATTGATGGAGTTGAGGTCAATCTGCGTTGCGCCAACCGTAGCTACGGTCGCTGCGGCTGCACCAACTTGCCCTTGGATCGTCTTGGACTCTGACAGCGGCTTCTCGCCTTCGGCCATAGATGGGGGAACGTAATCTTCAGCTTCTACTTCATCTTTCAAATACAGCGCCGATTCTTTAGCCCGTCGCGCTTGCAGCCCTCGACTTACTTGGCCCGCCGCCTTGTTCCACAGCATAAAAGATTGTGCGGCGTCGGCGTATTT